TTGAGTCATTGGACCAAGAACCGTCAAAGCCAATGATGAACTCGTCATCCTCGGTGTAATCGCTAGGCACAGCCAACTGATCCCATGAACCAGCAGGCAACCAAGCATCCTTGCTAGAAACCCAGTTATTTATCCTCTTGCGCCTAAACTCAGACTCTGGTGTTCTAAGCACCGAAGACTCAAAGTCGCTTTTAGCGCAGATGTCATCAAAGCCAGGGTTAGCCAACTCCCAAGTCTTCGGGTCAGTGTGGTCGTATTCTTGCGGAGCTTCCCACCAAGCCATAAAGAAGGTTGGGTCTTCTACTTCGCCTCTTATGACCTTTTGTCCATACTGATAAGTCTCGTAAGCAATAGAATCCTGACCTGAGCTGTCAGACTTTACCCCTGCTGTAGTAATTGCAATCAAGGTTGCTAGGTTTCCACGCGCACCCTGAGCAAGTTGCATAACATCCCAGAGTTCTCGGTTGGGCTGGGCATGCAGCTCATCGAAGATGACCATTGTTGGACTCAGCCCTTCCTTACTATAAGCCTCAGCAGAAAGCACACGATAGACCGAACCTGTTTCTGGAACCTCAATCGCATCTCGGTATAGCTTGCACATCTCGGATAGCTCGCTCGCCTCAATTAGCTTCTTGGTATCAGCAAACACTAACCGAGCCTGATCCTTGTCGGCAGCACACGAATAAACTTCAGCACCACGGATAGTGGAGCCGACAAGACCGTAGGCAGCGACAACCGACATAAGGCTGGACTTGCCGTTCTTTCTCGGCATCCCAACAAGACTGATTCTGTTTTTCAAGCCTTTGTCATCATGGGCGAATAAGTGGCGGAGTAGCTCAGCCTGCCAGTCTCGTAGGTCCATAGGTGAGCCAGCCTTACCAGCGATGGAGTCTTTGGTGATAATGCCAAAAGCCTCAGCAAAGTCAATTACATCAGCGCCTTCGCCTAACTGAATCATCTCGTCAGAAATAGGGGTTAGCCAGGCAGGGGGCCAGCTACTTACCTTTTTCAAGCTCACGCCTTGCCCTTCTAGCAAATAGTTCTTCTAGCTTGCTTTCTCGCTTTACTTCTGCCAAACCGAGTCTGGTGCGGGCTTCGGGTGAGAAACCGAGTTTTCCTAAGTTGCCAGCAATCATGGCTTCTATGTCGTTTAGCTGTTTGAGCAAGTGCCAGTCGTATTCTTCGGCTAGTCGGCTCTCAATGGAGTCTCGGCGATCTAGTTGCTCGCAGGTCATCTGAAGCAAGTGAACATCTACAGCACCAATCCAAGGCACACCGTACTTGAAGACATCATCCCAGAGCTGACCGCCATGCAGACCGAGTGGTCTTACAGGTGAGCGCTTAGCTTGCGGGATGGAAGCAAGCTCGCCTTCCTTTGGCAAAGTCTGGTGTCCTGGGTTTCCGAGCAGGCGTTTCTGCTCAAGTGGCTTAGCTGGGTTGGGCAAAGTAGGTTTCTCCCCTTAGTTTCTTGGTTTCTAGCCTACCCCAGAAAAGATTTGAACCTAGAAAAAGTGCGCGATTGGCGGGGCGGGGTGTCGGTGCGTTCGGCGTGTCTAAAAATTGGCCCACCCCCCATAACTGCCTAGGGGGGTATGGCGTAGCGATAGCCTCAGCGGGCATAGGGGGGCGCTAGGGGGGCCGTTATATATGGCTAGGGTGTTTTCCTTGTTTGCTTATTAATCGCTTGTATAAGGCGTTCAAGGCTTGACAAGGGCGGCGCTACTAGGGGCGCGGGCGGGCGGGGGATAGGGGCCTAGGGTTATAGCATCCAGGCGGCAGGCTCCCCCGTCATGATCGAGGGCGCGATCTTCTTCTTATTGTTTGCCTTGCTTCTTCTTTAGCTAGGCATGGCAGGGCGGCAGGGGCGGGCCTAGGGGCGTGCCTGATCTTCTTTAGTTGCTTGCTTGCTTCTTCCAGCTCCAGCGGCAGGGGCGGGGGCCAGGGGTAAGACTAACGCCCTAAGCGGTTAGGCCTAGGGCGTTAGCGTGTTGCAGTGTTTAGCTTATGCTTCAGCTATTGTTAGCGATCTCAAGCGGTTATCGCTTGCAGTGTCATTAGCTGCCACCTTGTAGCTTAAGCGCTTGCAAGGTGTTGGCTCCATTCGCTCGACTATCGCCGCCCTTATTGCACGCTTAGCGGCGCGCATAGAATTAGCGATTATTGTTTTAGCTTGTCCAGTGTTGCCTAGTGCTATCGGGTAGACAATATGGCAGTGCCATATTCCAAACCCATTCGCGTAAGTGTTTAGCTTGTAATCTTGCATAGTTTTTATTCCCTTCTTATTCACTTCTTTATTGCCTTCTTGGACTCTCCAGCGACAAGGCCGCCAAACAATAAAGCGCTGAAGGCCGTCAGGCCGTAAGTTATGCGCTCTACAGTCTTCCAAGCCTTGATCCATTCGCTGCCGCGTAAGTGTTCAGGCGCGGCAGTTGCAGGCTTAGGCGCGAATAATTCCTTACGCTGCTCACGGGTTAGCTTCAGCGCTTCCGCTATTAGCTTAGGATCATCCACCCGCCTAACCTTTTGAGCTGCCATAATTGCCCGCTGCCTTGCAGGGTTCACGCTTCATCACCTTCATAGCAAGGACAAGTCCCGCTGGATATTGGGCAATTAGGCCTAATGGCTTCCATCATGCTAATTGCTTCCATAAGTAGCGCAACCTTCTGGCAGTCATCCCAAGGCTTAAGCATGGCTTCTAACTCATCGCGCTTAGCGTAATGCACTAGGGCCGCTACTTCTTCTATCATCCGCTTCATGGCGCTCATGGCTTAACGCTTCCAGGATAGGCCGCCATCCAGCGGCCTAAGTAGTGATCAGGCGCGTATTCATAGCTAAAGTGATCCGCATAGTCATAGCGCGCCCATTCCCAACTTCTTAGGCTCCAATAGCCGCTAAAGCCAGTACCTAGGTTAAGGCCATAATTGCCTAACCTAATCAGGATTAGCCACCCGCCACTACTTAGGCGGCGATTACTGCCGTAATAGATTCCAGGCATTAAGCGCTTGCTATATTCGCGCTCCATTAGCTGCCATCCTGAGTGCAGTCATCCCAAACTTTAGGGCCATCTTCACAAGTGCAAAAGCCAAACATCTTAACTTGACTAACATGAGTTAGCTCAGCTAATTCGCTCCAAGATAATTGCGGCGCTTCTTCTTCAGCTTCTTGATCTTTAGGCACTTCAGGTGAATAAAGCTGAAACTTAACTCCATCAACTTCAAAGCCCGGCCCTTCAAGTATTGCGCCCATTATTTTGCCGCCTTCTTCTTAGTGTCTTCTTTAGCCTTGCGGGCGTTCCATTCCGCTGCCATGGCGGCCTGGGCGTTGTCGCGCTTATCAGTAATAAAGGCTTCAGCATCCAGCGCCTTAATTAGTTCATCCATGGCGATAACATCGCGCCTAGTTTCATCATCCAGCCATTCAATATATTCAAGCCAGTCATGCAGGCGCTCCAGTGCCACCCATGCAGTTTTAACGCTTATCTCTACAGTTTCATTCTTGTCTTTATTCATGATTCTTTATTCCCTTCTTGTATTTTGGTTAGTTGATCCAGGACCCGCCACAAGGGCAAGCCTTAACTTCTTCAAGATTCTTAAAGTAGCCGCCGCCTTCTTCAGCTTCAAGCTCCAGTTCATAGCATCCGCGCATGCTCAGGCTATTCTTGCAACCTTCAGCGCTGCAACTAAAATAAGCATCTTGCGCGTTCATAATAAAGGCTTCAACATCAAACCTAAACACTTGCGGCCTAGTGTAGCCGCCGCGGATATCAGCGCCGCCGTGAACTTGCAAGATCACATATCCGCCATCACCGTTAATATCAAACTTAGTTCCCTGAACATCCTGAGAACATAGCCAGTCTTCCCATTCATAGCTATTGAAGCTCCAGCGGCCCGCGCCGTAGATATCGCCTTCAGTCTCGCTCACGCCCATAGAATCAAGCCATGCTGCCATAGTTTCATAATAAGAATCTTCAGGGTGAGCATCATCAAAGGCGTGATAAGCCGCGGTAAGCGGTGCATCATGCTCTAGCGTGTTTACTAAGTGCCAGAATGTAGACTTATTAACATCAGGCCATTCAGGATCAAGCCACGCTTCAGGTTCAGCGCGGAAGTCTTCCAGGGTCTTCAGCGCATTACGCTGCCACGCGCGGCCACTACTTCCGCCGCTATCTAGCATATGGCGGCCCGTGTTTTCAGTTAGCATGCCATAGATTACTTCTTCAGTGTTGTTTGTTATTGTTTGCATGTTTTTTATTCCCTTCATGTTTTTTTAGTTAGTTAGTAAGAATTCAATGCCCGCTGCCACGGGTAGCCATAAGGCTAGGACTAGGCCGCCGCCTAAGATCAGCGTAAGAATTAGTAAGTTGCGGTTAATCGCCTTCCAGTAGCGCTCATTCATAGCTTGCCCAATTCATTCATGCGGTCAAGATCACCGGAGAATTCCAGCGCGGCGCTTATTGACTTACTAACTATTGGCACGATCTCGCCATTCTTAAACAAGTCAAGCGCGATGCTGCCAGACTCTAGCTCATTCAAGCCGCCAATAATTCCGCGGTCTTCATGGCTTAGGTAATAGGCGTAGTAATCGCGGCCCTCAAGTAATTCATAGCCTTTAGGCGCTTCTAGTGTTTTCATCATTCCCTTCTTCTAAGGCCTTGTCGGATGCCTTGTCCAAATTCTTGCACTTTTTTGCTTTTTTTGCAAGTTTTTTGCTTTTTTTGTTTTTGGGCGTGTCGCGCCTATTTTGCCGCGGCGATCTCAGGCCCTAGGTTGCATGCCTGGCCTAGTCATTGCGGCCTTACTTCTTACTTATGCGCTGCCAGTGTCGGGCCTTGTCGGGCGGCTAGTGTCTGGCAGTCTCTCCAAGATCAGGGCGCGGTCCTTGTCGCGGTAAAGCTGCCGCGGGCCGTGTTTAGGCTCCAGGCGCTCCCGCCGTGATCCTTGCAAGGTTAGCCGCGGGCCGTGTCTGGCCTTCAAGTTGTCGGACAAGTGTTCGATTAGCGCATTAGAACAAGTGTTTCGTACAAGTGTTCGAAAGAAAAAACTGCCACTTTTTCGGGGCTTTCCTGTCAGAATTTCCAACCGAATCCTGACCGAATTTCAACCGAGTCTTGAACCGAATCTCAGAATTTTCCTGACCGAATCGAACCGAATCTCAACCGAATCTTGGCTGTCAGTCGAACCGAATCTTTGTCTTTTTACTTTGTCAGTGGCTTGTTGCCTCGGCGAGCGTTGCAGGATCTGTGGGCAGGCGCTAGTGGGCTGTTAGGGTCTCCTGGTATCAAGTGGTCAGCTTGGAAGGGGTCATCTATTCTCATGCCCTCGTTGCATAGGTGGCAGTAAAGGGCTGAGTCTCGAACCTGTTTGGCACGCTTTCTGTAGTCTCCAGCGTATTGACCAGTTTCTCTTTTTCTTTCGGCTCTCTTGGCATCTAGCCTTTGCTGAATCATTGTCTGGTGAATCTCACATCGTGAAGCCCCCCGTGTTAGTTTTCCGCAATCTAAGCAAGGTTTTGCATACATGATGCCCCCCCTCTTTTTTTGGTTTTTCTGGCAAGTTTCCCAGTAGAAAGGCCCCCCCTTATGTTTTTAGGACTCTTTTCCAGCCCAACCGCCCCCTTTGAACTGAATAGCAGGAGCTGTGTCGTAGGTTCTAGGCATTACTTTCTTACAGTTTATGCAGATTGGTTTATGTTCGGTTTCAACTATGCCTCTTACAATGGTTAGGGTCATACCGCAGTCTTGGCACTTGTAGTCGTAAGCAGGACTCAAAACAACACCTGATTTTCTTTTAGCTTGTCTTGTTCCATAGCCTCAGCAACTAACTTCTCTGCGTGTTTCAGTCTGCCCTCGATGATTGGCAAGTATTCCTCGGTCATCTCTATTCCGATGAAGTCAAAGCCCTGCAAGATTGCTGCCTTGCCTGTTGAGCCTGAGCCCGTAAAGGGATCAAGGACTGTGCCGTTGGGTGGGGTGACTAACTTGATTAGGTATTCCATGAGGCTTGTTGGCTTTACTGTTGGATGGCTGTTTGTAATTTCCAGCCCCTCGTTCCTATCACGCTTTGATGCTTTAGCTACATAAAAGAATCTTGATGCTCCACCGCTATCGCCAAACTCTTTAGCGTGATTGACACCGCCGACACCAAACATTGAGGTTTGTTTGTATCCTTCGGCAGCGTAAGGTTTTGGGCTTTTGCTTGTCCCACTCTGCTCATCAAGTAGCTCTGCTGTGTATTCGTCAAGGATTAGGTTTGCTGGCCACCTGCCTTCAGCTTTATACATTGAAACAACATCTCCTGATTTTGCGCCACCAAACTGTATCGGATTTTCTGAGTGCTGTCTTTGAGGTGTCCAGTTTAATTCTTTTTCTGTCAATCCTTTTATCCTGCTGGCATCTATGTTTATCCCACCTGTTCCATGGGTCAGCACATTGTTTGCAACTGTTCCCTCTACTGGCTTACGAGCCATCACAATAGGTTCTACTGTTGGCTTGAGTCCAGTTCCCCAGCCATCCCACTTCTTTGCTTCATCAGTTGCTGGTGCTGTTATGTCAACATCTATTGGCTTTACTCCCACTGAGTTTGTGTTGCTTGCAAAGGTTCCACCTTTTTCCTTAGTTGTCTGAGCAGCATTGCCCCCTAACCTTTGAGTTCCAATGACTTCTCTTTCAGCACCGGCAGCCTTGTCTATTGCTTTGCCTATGTTTAGTGACTTAGGAAAGGTCTTGTTGCTTATCCAGCTAATCATGTCCCTTATCTCAAAGCCAGCATCCTCGATAGATACAACCATCCTGTGATAAGTTCGTGATCCGCTAAAGGCAAGCAAGTGACCACCAGGCTTTAGCACTCTTAGGCATTGTTGCCAGAGTTCAAGAGAGTAAGCAATACCTGATGAGTCCCACTTCTTACCCATAAAGCCAAGCTCGTAGGGTGGGTCTGTGACTATTGAGTCCACGCTGTTGTCTGCAAGAGTTGGCAGGATGTCTAGGTTGTTGCCAAGCAAGATTTTGTAGGTCATTTAGTTCTTTCTGAATGGTGTGTTGCAGGATAAGCAGACTAAAGGCAAAGAGCTTTTAGGTCCGATAATGATTCTTAGCTCATGTCCATTCGGACAGATCATAAGCATCTCTACCATGCTTCACTCACTATCTTTTTGTAGGTTTCTTGATAGGTAAGCTTTTGTCCTGTTCTGTAGCTGATGTCCCACCACTCCATCTCAATAGCAGGAATGACATGAGCAGGCCGAACGCAATAGGGATTACTGCAAGTCCTCGCGCCCAAAGTCTTTTCTGCATCTATTTCGTTCCAGCAGTAGTTTCTTCGGTTTCTTGTTGCTTCTCGCATTGTTCCCTTTTCCTGGAATCTATCCGCCTCAGAGCGTCTAAGAAGCCCTGAGTGTGCTGGTCAATTACAGCTTCCACACTGTTCCCTGGAAGTGTACTTGTCGCTCTAGCTCAAAGCAAACTATTCCTGTCACGCTGTCAGTACCAGCCTGCAACCGAAACCAGTCCGACCCATTGTCCATTGTGCTTGCCTGAATCCAGTAGCGTGATCCGCCGTTGTGCGACTGACCAAGTTCCTCTACCCGTAAGTGGTGGAAATGCCCGCTGACAAAGGTGGTAAATGCGCCTACAGGGGCTTGGGAGAAAGTCTGCTTTTGTAGCCAGCCTTCCATGCCGTTAGGTCTCTTTGCCTGATGTCCATGAGCCAAGGCAACAATGTGGAATCCATCGTCAAATACATCAAACGCTAAAGACTCGTCAAAAGGGTCAGGAATCAGGTAGGTGACATCCATGCCAACTTCGGTAGACAACCTGCGTAGCTGTTGCAGAATCACAATGCCCCAGTCATCTAGCCCAGGCTTACCGACTGCCTGACCGTTGAAGCGCCACTGGCAATGGTTTGAGCCAACTGATGCGTAGGTGACTGGTCCGTACTTAGAAGCAATCTTAAGCAAGTCCCATAGCAAAGAAGCAGCCATGTCTACCTGTTGCATTGGGCTTAGGTCGTTTGACTCTAGCTGAGCAAACTGAGCAGCGTTCTGAACTGACTCAATCATGTCTCCTGCGTCAAGGATGACAACCTTCTCGTAGCCACCCTTTTTTAGCTTCTGCTCGATTTGCTCATAGCTTGCAAAGACTCTGGCGATTAGGTCTTGGGTGGTTCCCCTTGAGCCTGTCTTGCCTACTTGGAAGTCGGCTGGGACAATCACTAGAGCTTTGCCTTGCGTTGTCTTTTTGACTTCTTGCTTTTTAGTCTTCTTGGCTTGTGCGTAAAGCGTTGGCAGGTCCAGCTCAAGGTCAGCTTTCATGCGGAAGTTGAACCGCCAAGAAACCAACCAGGCTCCACCCTCGCGCTGTTGCCAGCGTGAAGTTCTAACAGGACCGTAGATCTCTACTCTCT